CGTTGAAATGTATCAACAGGCATGTCCTATCTTAGCAGAAGTTAGAACCTGGTTTAAAGATCCTAGTTTAGAAGATATGGGACGTAAGTATTGGAAGAAAAAATCATACCTATTCCAAGGTTTTGTGAGAGAGAATCCAATTACAGATGATCAAACACCAGAAAATCCAATTCGTAGATTTATTATTAGTCCACAGATCTTTAACTTGATCAAGGCGGCTTTATTAGATCCAGAATTAGAAAACTTACCAACAGACTATCAAGGTGGTTTAGACTTTATTATTACTAAAACATCTAAAGGTGGTTATGCTGACTATTCAACTTCAAAATGGTCACGTAAGGAATCAGCACTAGACGCTACAGAAAGTGGCGCTATTGAACAATATGGTCTTCACAACCTAGGCGACTTCCTTCCTAAGAAACCAAGCGAAGCTGAACTTAAAGTTATGAAAGAAATGTTTGAAGCATCAGTTGATGGTCAAGCATATGACGCAGATCGTTGGGGCAACTACTATAGGCCAAGAGGTGTTCAAATTAACACTTCTAACTCAACACCAGCACCAACAGCAGAAGCAACTGCGACTGCAACGGTAACAGCTACAGCAGAAACAACACCTGCTCCGGCAGTTGAGGCTCCTAAAGTAGAAGAAGCAGTAGCAGAGGCGGCTCCTACAGCACCAGTTGAAACACCAGCAAGTGGTGGACAACGGGCTGAAGACATTCTAGCAATGATTAGAAACCGTCAGAAGTCTTAATTAATACGGGCGGGTAATTCCGCCCTATTTTTTCGATGAATCCTAAAGAATATCTTACTAATAGAGCATTTTGCCCTTTAGCATGGACAGGTATATATGTTGATGCTAACGGTGATGTTCGTAACTGTATACGTAAAACTAAACATAATCTTGGTAATTTACGTGATAATTCTATACACGAAATACTTAACGGTAAGAAAATTATCAATATAAAAGAAAACATGAGCCAAGGAATAAAAGATCCTAGTTGTGAATGTTGTTATAGTTTAGAAAATAATAAAAATAGTTATGATATTATTAGTGATAGAATATTTTATCTAAAAGAAATGAAAAATGTTGACATGTCAACCTATGACGATGTTACACGATTTGATTTACGCAAGATAGACATTAGATGGAGTAACAGTTGTAACTTTGCCTGTGTTTATTGCGGACCTTTATACAGTAATAAATGGGCTAAAGAAATAGATGCACCAATTAAAATTTTAGATTCACAAGATGAAAAACTAATTGAAGTTAAGAACTATATTTTAGAAAATATTGAACAGATAGAACATGCTTACTTTGCAGGTGGCGAGCCGTTACTAATGAAACAAAATGAAGAAATATTACAAGAATTATTAAAAAGAAATCCTGATGTTAATTTAAGAATTAATACCAATTTAAGTAAAACAGGTACTCCAGTATTTGATTTGATTTGTCAATTTAAGAATGTACATTGGATATTAAGTACAGAAACAATGGCAGATGAATTTGAGTATATAAGACATGGCGGCAAATGGCAAGACTTCTTAGATAATTTAGAAATTATCAAAGGACTTGATCATAAAGTAAGTTTTAACATGTTATGGTTTATATTGAATCCATGGTCACTATTTGACACTGTAGAATATTTACAAAATCAAGGATTTCAAAGTAACAGTTATATTATAGGACCTGTCACTGATCCAGAATGGCAAGATATTAGAAATTTAAATCAAGCAACACTGGATAGTTTAATGAAAGAACTAGTTCGTAGAATAGAAGAAAACCCAGGGTATCTATTAGAAGATAGTTATCAAAATTTGTTAACACATTTACAAAAACCATTTCAACCTAATAGAAAGTTAACCATCGACAATTTAGAAAAAATGGATAATCGTAGGAATCAAAATAGTCAAACACTGTTTGCAGAGGTTTATAAATGCTTACAAGATTAGATACAGTACTATACCCCGATGACATTGACGTTATACATAATACCGACATTGATCAATATGTCTATCCTATTTTTAAATGTGGTTATACCAGTATAGTTGACTATGCTAGACATTACAAGTTTCCATTTTTGACACATAAAGAGATTAAAGAATGCAAAGAAATTAGCGTAATTATTCGAAATCCACATGAAAGGTTTATTAGTGGTGTTAACAGTTATTATTGGAACTTACATAAACAAGAACCTAAATTAGATAGAGATACAGTTTTTTATTTTATTAAGCAATATCCGTTTTTTAATAGGCACTATGCGCCACAAATTGGTTGGTTAATAAATTTATTCAGGTTTATGAACACTAACAGTCGTGTTAAACTATTAACTATGGATAACATAAATGATTTTACTACACTTAATAGTCAGCCAGGTAACGGTGAACAAAAAATACTAACATCAAATGAAATAGAAGATTTACAGTCAAGCGATACACATCAATTGTATATGCGATTAGATAACAAACTATTAGATATGACTGGTACTAGTTGGACAGCACAAGAACTGTTTACGCATTTAATGACACAAGATGCAGAAGCGTACTTTGAGTGCGTTGCTAAAAATCAAGTTCTAACAGGAGTAACAGATGTATTGCCCAAGGTTTAAACATTTTGTTAGATTTAATCCAAACGGTACTGTGGGCTGTTGTGGGCATATGACAGATTCGAAAGAGTTTAACTCATACAAAGAACTTGAATCAAGTGATTGGGTTAAAAAACTTGAGTATGATTTAGAACGTGATCGTTGGCCTAAAGAGTGCGTTAGATGTCAACAAACAGAAGAAGTTAACGGAACAAGTATTAGAATAAATTCAATTGAGTTTGATAAACAACAAACTAAAAAAGATTACCTTATAGTTGGGGGTGTGCTGGATAACATTTGTAATTCAGCATGCCAGTTTTGCTGGGAAGGATTGTCAACTAAAATTGGCGGACTGCGTACTAAAACGTATCCAATAGTTGATAATACTAATAGATTCTGGGACTTACCTACAGATAGAATAGTACAGTTAGATATCAATGGCGGAGAACCTAGTGCTAGTAAAAATTATAAACAAGTTCTAGCAAACTTACCTAAAAATGTAAAAAGTGTTAGAATAAACACAAACTGTAGTATTGTTATTCCTGAAATAGAAGGACTAATAGCACAAGGAGTTGATGTAACTGTAACCGTAAGTTTTGATGGGTTGGCTAATGTTCATAACTATGTGCGTTGGCCTATAGAATGGAACAAGTTTGAACGTAACCTACAGGTGTATAAAAGTTTACCAATTAATTTAAACTTATGGACAACAGTATGCAGTCTCAATGTTGGGGACTTTGCTAACATAATTGATTATAAAAACCAAATGGGTATTGATCACAGTTGGGCATTACTAACAACACCTAAGCAACTAGATATAAAGTATAAAAATTGGTTAACTGTAGAAGCATTAGAAATCCTACGTTCAAGTAAAAATCCTGAAGTGTTACCGTTATTAGAAAAACTAGCAGTATCAGAAGATAACACAGATGATTTAAAGAGATATATACAAGATCAAGACGAATTAAGAAAGATTAAATTTGAGGATTATTATCAATGAAGATCGCAATAACAGGAAGTACCAATGGTATTGGACTAGCACTTAGCGAAGTTTATCAAAAGCGTGGGCATGATATAGTACCAATTGCTACCAGACTTGGTGATGACATACGTAACATAGGACAAACTGTTAATAAGATTAAATTTTGTGATATGTTTATTAATAATGCTCAACAAGATTATGCTCAGGCAGATTTAACATTTGCCATGCACAAAGAATGGAATGGTGTAGAAGGAAAACATATTATTTCAATCTCAACAATGAGTACATTGATGCACGATGTTCCGTATAAAGATTTGCACTATGTTAGTCAAAAACACGCTTTAGAAAATGCAATGATTAACCTAGCACAACACGCCCTGTGGCCGCAAATGATTTTAGTTAAACCAGGTGAAGTAAATACTGGTGATCACAGTGGACCACTAGCAGGTGATCCAAATATTTGGGCAGAGAAATTGGTTAGTATTTTGGAAATAGCAGGACCTGAATTCAAGGTATATGAACTTAGTTTAGGTGTTGACTATACTAACTGATGTATGTTAAACTTTAGTATAGAAGTAAAATTTAGAGAGGCACATAATTATGGCAAAACCGTTTGACGTTTCAAAGTTTCGTAAAACTTTAACAAAAAGTATTGATGGACTTGGTATTGGATTTAACGATCCAACTGACTGGGTATCAACAGGTAACTACACACTAAACTATTTGATTAGTGGTGACTTTAACGGTGGTATTCCACTAGGTAAAGTTACAGTATTTGCTGGTGAATCGGGTGCAGGTAAATCATATATCTGTTCAGGTAACATTATCAAATCAGCACAGGCACAGGGCATTTACGTTGTATTAATTGATACAGAAAACGCACTAGATGAATCTTGGTTAACAGCACTAGGTGTAGATGTTTCAGAAGATAAACTGCTAAAACTAAACATGGCTATGATTGATGACGTTGCTAAAACAATTAGTGAATTTATGAAAGACTATAAAACACTACCAGATGAAGAACGTCCTAAAGTGATGTTTGTTATTGATAGTTTAGGTATGTTACTTACTCCAACAGATGTGGATCAGTTCCAAAAAGGTGATATGAAAGGTGATATGGGTCGTAAGCCTAAAGCACTAACTTCATTAGTTCGTAACACAGTTAACATGATTGGCTCACACAACGTAGGCTTGGTATGTACTAACCACACTTATGCTTCACAGGATATGTTTGATCCAGATGACAAGATATCAGGTGGACAAGGCTTTATCTACGCTAGTTCAATTGTGGTTGCTATGCGTAAACTAAAACTAAAAGAAGATGAAGATGGTAACAAGATATCAGAAGTTAAAGGTATCAGAGCCGCATGTAAAGTTATGAAAACTAGATATGCTAAACCTTTTGAATCAGTACAGGTTAAGATTCCATATGAAACAGGTATGAATCCTTACTCAGGACTAACTGATATGCTAGAAGGCAAGGGACTACTTAAAAAAGAAGGTAACAGATTAGTATACACCACAGTTGATGGGGTTGAAATTAAACAGTTCCGTAAAGCATGGGAAAATAACGAAGAAGGTTGTTTAGACATCGCTATGAAAGAAATAAGTTCTAGCCTAAAAAGACTAAGTAATGATGTTGAAGAAACAGCAGAAGAACCTGAAGTAGCACCAACATTAACAGTAGATGGACACGGTGATGTCCACGAAGTTGAAACTGAGGATTAAACTGAATGATAGACGTAGAATTATTAGGTGAAATGTGGCTAATTGCTAAGGAGTATATTCCTGCAAAGGATAGAGGAGCGGCCGCAGATCATATCGTTGCTGTAGTGGCCGAAGGCGGCATCACTGAAGAACAATTAAAAGAGTTTGGTGGAACAGATCCATACCTAGGTAGGGGAGTACATGACTACTTAGGAGAAGATGAAACCGACGATGAAGATGATATTGATTATGGATCAGATGATTATTAATGGATGAAAAGAAATATTTTCCTATTAAAACAGCTACCTCATGCCAACTTAAATGGAATTGGAGTACACTCTATTTAAATAGTGGACTAACATCAAGTTGTCATAGAACTGGCACCAGTCAGTTAACTAGGGAAAATTTTAACTCTTTTCATAATACAGAAGTAAAGCAACAAGACAGGCGAGCCATGCTAGAAGGTAAATGGCCAGAGTCAAATTGTAGTTACTGTCGTGAAATTGAACAGTCAAACGGTGTTTCAGACAGAATGCGACAAATGACAGTGCCAAACATAGCACCGCCTGAACTTGATGATGACATTAATAGTGTAGTAGTAACACCACAAATTGTTGAAGTATATTTTAACAATTATTGTAACTTAGGTTGTTTGTATTGTTGGCCTAGTTTAAGTTCAACAATACAGTTAGAAAATGAACGACACGGAGAGTTCAAACAGCAAGGTGTTCATTTAATAACCGAAGCAAGACAAGCACAAGATTTGATTCCAAAGTTTTGGGAATGGTTTCCAAAAGGATTTCCTAAAATTAAAAGGTTTCATATACTTGGTGGCGAACCTTTACTACAAAAAGAGTTTGATAAGTTGTTAACTATGATTGATCAATATCCAAATAAGGATTGCGAACTAAACATAGTAACTAATTTACAGTTAAAAACAGAAAGAATAGAACAATACATTGAACAATTTAAAAAGTTACTGACCAAAAGAAAATTAAAAAGGATTGATATAACAGCAAGTATTGATTGCTGGGGACCAGAACAAGAATACGTTCGGTATGGTATGGACTTGCAATTATGGAAGAAAAACTTTAAACTATTATTAAGTCAACGTTGGTTAACGTTAAATATCAATCAGACTATATCAGCGTTAACAATAAAAACAATGCCTGACTTGTTAAAACAGTTACAAGAATGGCGCAAAGATAGAAAAATAGGACATTGGTTTAGTGGAGTAACTCCTGGACCAGAGTATATGAAAGGTGAAATATTTAATTCTAGTGAATTTGAGCATGAGCAACAAGAAATACTAGCTCTGATGCCAGAAGATACAGAAGAAAACAAACAGGCACATGAATATATGAAAGGTTTATTTAAACAGATGAATGACAGTAAAGAGAATCAAACAGAAATAAAAAATTTATTAGTATACCTAACTGAAAAAGATAGACGTAGAGGTACTAATTGGAAAACGACATTCCCATGGTTGGAGAAATATAATGTGGTATAGTAAAGTAGTCGCTAGCCTAGGTGCTATTCCAGATATGATTGCTCATTATGAAGCAGAGTTAGAATCTGCTAAACGTGAAATTGGTGTACGAGGTAACATTGAAAAAGCTCTTGGTGGATTACCAGGAGTTACTGAGCATCGTTTTAATCAACTACAGGAAATTGAAGCAGTATTAAACTTTCTTAACATACAGTTACGCAAAATAAGACGTAAGCACTTTCAAAAATATCTTGAAGCCTACAACAGAGCATTAACGTCGAGAGACGCCGAAAAATATGTAGACGGAGAAGATGAAGTCATTGACTTTGAGACTATTATTAACGAAGTAGCTCTATTACGTAACAAATGGTTAGGAGTTATGAAAGGACTTGAAAGCAAGAACTTCATGTTAGGGCATATTACTAGACTGCGTACAGCAGGTATGGAGGACGCATCAATTGGCTAGTCATTCACAATGGATACTCGATCACTTAAGAGAGTATGACAGTTTTTTAGATAGTTTAACAACTATTGCTGATATGGGCTGTGGGGCTAGTAATGACATACATTGGTGGGCTACACTAGAAACTAGAGATGATCCACCTGAACCTTATAACTATAAATGTTATGCCGTTGACATTAATCAAAAAGCATTAAACTCAATTCCTAAACATGAAAATATCCATTTAATTAATAAAGATTTTACACAAGAAAATATATTGCCAAGGTCAATTGATCTAATGTTGTCACATGACAGTTTTCAATATGCCTGGAATCCAATTGAAACATTAAGAAACTGGCACAAAGCAATGACAGTTAATGGAATGCTAATCATATCACTTCAAGCACAAAGTGGTGTTATGGACAACATGTATTATAGTTTTACTCGAGATCATAGCATACATCATTATACACCAGTTAACTTGATATATATGTTAGCATTGTGTGGGTTTGATTGTCGTGATGCTTATCTACTTAAAAAACGTAATGATCCATGGATTAATATTGCTGTTTACAAAAATGATATTGAGTTTATGGATCCAGCAACAACTAGATGGAGTCATTTAGTAGAAAAAGATCTAGTACATCCAAGTGTTGCTGAAAGTGTGTTTAAATGGGGCAACAGTGTTAAACAGGAAGAAGTACTGTATCCTTGGTTAGATAAAGAAAATTATTTTATTGATTATCAAAGTGTGTTTGAACCCTTGCCGTTTACAGAAGGTGTACCAGTTGAACAGTTAGGCGGACAACATAAAAGTGTTGAAAAAGAAAGTGAACAATCAAGTGCTTTCCAAGCAGATCCTAAAAACAAAAAAACAACTAAAACTAAAAACGTTGGTATATTAAGACCTCCTAAACGAGGATAGTATTATGAATCGAGTAGTACTAGTAACAGGTGGATTTGATCCAATACATCGCGGACACATTAATTATATTCATTCGGCACGACAACTAGGCGATATGTTAATAGTTGGTGTAAACAGTGACGCTTGGTTAACACGTAAAAAAGGGCAACCTTTTATGCCACACTCAGATAGAATTCCTATCATACAAAATCTTAAAGATGTAGAGCATACGTTTTTGTTTAATGACAATGACGATACTGCTATAGAAGCAATTAACAATGCTAAAATGCTGTATCCAAATAGTCAAATTATATTTGCCAATGGTGGTGATAGGACTAGTGGTAATATTCCTGAACTTGAACACTTTAAAGATGACCCAGCAGTCAAGTTTGAGTTTGGTGTAGGTGGTAATAAAGAAAACTCATCAAGTTGGATATTAAAAGATTGGATGGCACCTAAGACAGAACGTGACTGGGGATACTATCGTGTACTGCATGATATAGGTACTACCAAAGTAAAAGAACTCACAGTTAACCCTGGTAAAAGTTTGAGTATGCAAAGACACTATTTAAGAAATGAACTATGGCATATTGCCAGTGGGCAGTGTAGAGTAGAGTTTGAGGATCATGCTACAACGTGGCATAAAAATTTACACAAGCATGATGAATATATTGTGCCTATAGATCGCTGGCACAAAAT